ACTCGAGCAATCACACTGGCAATCACTTCGATGGTTTCATTGTCATCATCAGCTAATGGAATCGGCACACTTATCAGTAACGTCACCATTGTGCCGAGCGTGGTTTGTTGGTCATCACGCTGCCAATTTTCTTGGGCGCGAACAATGTTGCTTTTGATGCTACGGATTCTGGCGTACACGGCTGATAGTAGTAAGTCGGCTGCAATCAAATCCTCTGCCCAAATCTCAAAGGCAAGGTTCAGGTGTCGGTCGGCTACAACTTCGCGGTAAACGCCTTCGCCTTCTGGGTTATCGGTTGGGGCTTCACGGTACGCGCCTGAGTCGGCTTCTTTGATTTCGCCAATGACCGGATACCACACCACTCGCGGCGGAGTGTCGTGATTAGGTGCATTTTCTGCGCCCATGTACAACGGGAAACCAGTTGGGAACACTGCCTCGAGTTCGTCTTTGAATTGCTCGAGGTAGCTTTGTGGCAAAAGATTAGCGGCTCGAGCCATCATGCACCTGCCTTTTGCAGTGTTGCGTTCAGGGCAGCTTCAAGACTCTCTTTTAACTCGAGGTCATAAGCTGGTGGATCGCCGCGTTCATCAGGCAACATGGCGCGTTTGGGCATGGTTACTTTCTTAGCAAAAATGGTTTTGCCACCACTTGAGAATTTAAGAAATTTCTTCTTGGGTGTAATCTCGCCGCCGAACTGATGGATTGCGGCGTATTTGATGTTTGTACCGTAAATCAAGCTGTCCGTGCCGTTTAATTCCCATGTGAAAGAATTACGAAGAACACCATTGTCACGCAGGGTTTGTCCGCCTTGGTCTCGAGCGCGACGGCTCTGCTTCCACGGTTGGTCATAAGGGTCTTTGCCAAGGGCAAAACGTTCTTGGGTCAGACTTATCAGTGTTTCACCAGCTACTTCGAGCAGCATTTGTCTGTGGTTCGCTTCAAGCGTACCCACGTATTTTTGCAACTCGTTTAAGCCAGTAAATTTCACGTCTTGCATCATGCGGATACAAGCCTTACAAGCGTGTCGGGTTGTGTCACATTACCGCCAGCGTCTAGGTAGGTCACTGATGATTTCTGGAGTACCAAAATCATTCTCAGTGTCTTCGCTTGGGGTACTCGAGTCTTCAATACCTTGCGGGTATATCTCACGTCTTGAAACCATTTTGAGCCAGCGTAACGCATCGTCATAACGCAGCCGAACGTGTTCATCAGATGTGCCACTGTTGGGCGCAAAGCCCCGCCCTGCTAGCAAATGATAGCTGGCAATATGGCAAATTGCGCTTTTCAAATCATTGCCCCAGAGCGTTAAAGGCAGTACATAAACTCGAGCCAAGAAACCATCTGCATAATTACTGGCTTCCTCGAGTGCTTTTTGAAGTTCAGACGCACTGACCCCAGCCCATGCCTTGGCGGGTAAACCAAGGGCTGGATTTTGTAGGTCAGTAGTTTCGGCGTATCTCATGCTGTTAGCAGTTCTTTGAGTTTCTTGACAATGTTTTTAGCATCGTCACTCGAGACATTAGGAATCAGCACAAGCAACTTTTCATCATGTCCCGCCAGACTCTCGAGTGTGGTGTACCCAAAAGCAATCAAGGCATCCTTAGCTGGAAAATCAACAGGCAAAACGGTTTTGTTGTTTGTTCCTCGAGCAATTTGAGCTTCACTGATTTGCTCGAGCAATTTTTTAGCGGTACTGCTGCTAAAACAAGTCGAGTTGATAATTCCTTCGACGGTCGCACCTTCTAAATCCTCAAAGGTATCGATTCCAAGTTCAATCAGCTTGTCACGCACGGCAATGTTGACTGGTAATGGCACACCTGATTGAGATTTAGCTTTGCTTCGCCACGCACTGGCTAGTGCCGTGTTGCCTTGTTGTGCAGCTTCAATGGCTTTGGCGGTCAGGTGTCTACGATAAATCATGGTTGTAGTTTGATGTTTTGCCGTTGGCAAAGTGTGGGGTGACATCACAACAAAAATAAGCACTCGAATCTCGAGTGCTTATTCCTATTCCCCTAGGTTAATTGTGTTTCAGTAGCACAATGCCAGTTTGCGTACTACCCGAAGCACTACGGCGGTAACGATGTGCGGCAAAGTACGCATTCACTGATGCTACGGTCGAAGCAGTCAAAATATCGCGGTCAGTTTCCACAGTCGGATTGCCGTTCATCCAAACGACAAGGCTACCAGGCAATGCCAAAATCGTGGTGTATTTGGGTGTACCAACGTACACATTGTCAAGCGCATAGTTGCCAACTGCAAAGTTGACGGTTAAACCAGTTTTGCTGCCATTCAACAGTAAATCTACAGTGGCAGCCGTAACCACAAGGCTTGTCCAAGTGCTGCCACCATTAAAGGAGTATCGAAACACCGCAGTGCCTCGAGCGCCCAACGTGGTGATTTCGATTCGCAATTTGTTAATCGCGCTGGAAGTAGTACCAGTCACGGTAACGGCGGGTGGTGTTGTACCAGTTGCGGTAATGGTTGGGAATTCCACTGGGCAACGATCAGAAACCATTAAGCCCATACCACCAACACGTTCAATTGAGCCAGCGCTCATGTCGGTGTACAACGGTCGTCCTTGGCTGTCTTTTTGTTTGAGTAAATTGGCTTTTTGCTTGCTGTGAGTAATCAGCAAAGCAGCGCTTCGCATTTCGTCGCCCCATTCGGCTTGACCATCAATGGTCAGGTCATAATCAAGGGTACGTGGCGCACCAGCATTGTAGACATCCAAAACCAACGATGAGGTCAAAGCCGCATCAATCAATGCTTTGTCCATTCGTCTTTGTCCACCTTCGGCTAGTTGTCGTGCAGCTTCGGTGTACGGGTCTGAATCAGGGTCAGCCGCTAAACTCGCCCAGTCAGTCGCTTCAAAGGCTTTACCTGTGCGTTGCACAACAGCTTCGTCAGCATCTTCGGTGAGACCAGCGAGGCTCAAGGGTACGCCTTCTGCCACGTCTTCCCATTCGCCTAAGTTACCAAAGTATGGGACTTTAACTTTGTCGCCACCCTTGTTTTGGGGCATACCAGTACGAATAATGGCGGCGGCTGACCCGTAAAGGGCTTTCATTCCTTTGAATGCACCGCGTACAGCCCGTTCGAGAATTTCGGGAACAATAATGTCAGTTCGTTTAATTGCCATGTGGTTTCAACTCCTTAGAAAGTGGTTTATGGTCGGTTGGTCAGAGTGCAGGTTTTTACTCTGCACTCATGGTTTGATAGAGGGCTTTGTTGTCCACATACAAATTGTGTTGTTCGCTTGGGGTTAGTTCGCTAAACTTTTTGCCGTTCCAAGTTAAAGCCTTGTCATCTCCAGTGCGAATTGGTTCTTGGTGTTGCTGACCAAGTTGAACCACCACGGGCGCATTTTCAATGTAGCTTTTGACGGTCTCGAGTGGCAAGGTTCGCGCCCAAGCCTCGAGTGCTGGGGTGAGCTTGCCAGCTTGCTTGCCAGCCGCAATCACAGTCTCGAGTTCAACCGCTTTAGAAGCTGTCTCGAGTTCAGCGAGTCGTGCCGATAACTTGGCAGTTTCAGCACTACCAGCTTTCCAAGCCTGAACCACACCCATTGCTTCCTCGAGTGTGGTCTTACCTGTCAGGGTCAGTACCGCATCCGATTGGCTTTTCAAACCGCTCAGGGCTTGAATGGCTTGGGCTTCGTTGGCATCGTCTTTGAGTCCGAGGGCGTTTAACAATACTTTCATAGTAGTGCCTCCTTGTACGGGTGTGTAAATTCTTTGAACTTCTACGGCATCACCAATGATTCGGGGTGTGTCGTTCTCGAGGATGTAATTAACGCTCCAGAATCGTCTGGAGTACCGAAACACAATCAGGTCGTTGTAGGCTTCTATCACCCACATATCAGGAAAATTCTTCTCGAGTTGCTGCACAAGCATGGTCATCAGTTGGTCTAATGTGATGCTTTGTGTACCTGTGCGGTAATCGTCTGGGGTATGAACTTCTAACGGATCGAGATTATTTAGCATTAACGGCTCGAGGTTCTTCTTGGCTGGATAATTGGTCAGGGCAGTGTTGATGTACTGCACAAACCGCTTAGCTTTTGGGTCAAAGAAAAAGGCTGGGCTAAAGTATTTGAATTCTTTGCTTTTCAGATACTCGAGCGCCTTGGAAGTCCATTCAATGTTAATTGCCCAAAGCCCATCGGCTCGAGTTTCAAGGTCGTACCAACCAGCACTGATGCCTTTGTCCGGTGCGGTATTGGTTTCATCAAATATCGCATGGTCGTAATCAAAGAAATACTGATTGCCCCAGTCGGCTGCTTGTTTGGCAATATCATTTGCACTTTGTTGATCGTAAGTTAAGTCGCCTTTGGTACTGCGGTTGACACCCATGTTCAGTAAACGAATTGCTGTTGGTACGCCGCTTTCGTCACGGGTCATACCAGCCCCTAAAGTGCTGAGGTCAAGGTTCAGTGCAATACGCTCGAGTTTCACACTCGGATGATGCTGTTTAGTGCGCTGTGCTTGTGTCGGGCATTGTCACAAGTGCGAATAAAGAAATCCCCTTGAGCGTATTCTCAAGGGGCGGTTTTGTGGTTCACCATCAAAATGTATTGG